CATGCGCGCCACATAACGTGCATCGCATTCAAGAGAGAGGCGTGGCCGTGTCCAGCCGGGGTAGTTGACACGTGGGTATTTAGACCACCGCCAGTATCCCAGTTGTTACGCCAATACGTCTCAACTGCTCTGTTAAGTTCGCCAGGAGCGCCAGTGCGAGCATCAAAAGTTACCAAGTAGTCTAAACCATTGATTGCTTTAGTAGCCGCCGACGTTCCACCGCCTAGGTTGTGCGTACCATCCAGATGCAACGATTGGTCAAGAATTTCTTCAAAACCTAGACGAAGAACATCCATCGCCTCGTTGAAAATGTTGGTCAGCTGGACTAGACTAGCCGCGCTTGAGTTAGTTGGATTCTGTGAGTCACCAATTAGAATACCGTTACCCAATAAGAAATCTTCAGAGAACTGGAAACCATCGTGTGCCGCGTTCCAAGGATATTTCGCCTGCACTACCGTATCACGAGTGTTATAACCAACAGTTGTTGACTCGTTCTTAGTACCACCAGTCGCGTCACCAAACCATTGAAAAAAGTTATCGTAATCTTTGCGGATCTGTTCGGTAATAAACTGATTACCACCACCCCACGGCTTTTTCTTAGCCTGTAGAGCTTTTAGCAAGGGATGCTGAACAGCCACCTGATCGATAGGTTTGTTCTTTAGAAAATTCTCAAGAGCTACGAAACCTAATTGAACGACATCAGCAGCATTAATTGCATAATTCATTGCCATTGTATGTTACCTTTGTTCAGTTGTTTGTAGTTCCATGGAACAGGGTTGGCCACACGAGAGCCAATACGTGCTACTGGTGATGAATCCAGCTTACATCAAATCCTGTTAGCTCCTCATTTGTTCCAGATGAGCCTGAAGAAACTCCGGTGTAACTTCTGCCTGATCTGTATTCAATGGGCTGCCTGGTCCGCCGCTTGTTCTACCGGGTGCTAGGGGCCCAGAACTTTTACTAGCCTTTGACTTACCAGCGGATGCGACGGACATTCCGCGAGTCAGTACATTATACTGCTGTTGAAGATTAGGCAACCAATTTTGCGGTGGAATATTAGACGCTGCTAATTCCCGGCCAATCTCCATCATGATCTCTTTCTTTGTGCTGTTGTAGTCTGCATCATTAGAGGATATAGATTTCTCCCAGGTATCTATGTCTTGATAGGCTTGAGACTTTCCATCCTGCATCTGTTGCTGCGCTCTCATTTGATTTGAATGAGCCTGACTAAATGTCTCTTTAGCTTGATCCTGCGAATGTGATGAAGTGCGCTGTGTAGCCAGTTTATTTGCCCAATCCTCGCTAATCTCTAGATTCTCAACAGCACCCTTTAAATCTTCGAAGTCGTTATAAGAACTAGCATCATTTTCGGTTTTGTTAACACCTAGAGCCTCCCCAATTTGATCAGCAAATTTATCAAGAGACTTCAGAGCCTGCTGTGCTTGTTCGTAATTACCAGAGTTAAGATTCCTAAACGTCTCAACAGCCCATTGTAACTGATCTGAGTTGGTACCACTATCAGTAATGTATTGGTGCAGATTCTTGGATGGTTCTAACCCAGCAGATTGAACCTCTAACTCCTTAGCTCTATTGATCCAATGTTCAAAACGTTCTTGCGCTTTTGGTTTTAGGTTCCCATAAACCTCTGCATCTTCTGGATCTAGGTCTGTCCTCTCTTTTGTTCCCTCGCTTGCTGAAACTGCTTCTTCTGATTCTTCTGGGCTAACATCTCTACTCCTCGTGTCTTCTTGTGCTGCCTCAGCTTCTTGGTAGGTGGGAGAGTCAATGTCGCTCTCGGGTTCTCTAATTGGCTCGGGTTCGGGCGTTGGTTCTGCTTTGACATCTAACTCCTCCTCTGGCCTATCTTCGTTTAGATTATCTAACTCTGCCCGCATAACGTTTAACGTATCGTTATACATGTTAGTCTCTGTAACCGCCTCAATTTGTTCTGCCATTTTATATAGCTCCCTGTGGTTCCCTGTACTCGTTTCGAGTTCTTTGCATTACGCGATTTTGCGGCGCGTTTACCGCCTCATTAAGTTGCTGTGGTGGTTCCATGCCTGGCGCTTGTGGCATGCCTGAAGACATCTGATCTGTTACATTTAATGGGTCACCCATCTGCTGCTGCATCTGCATAGTTTGATTTATATAGGTCTGCATACTTTCAGGCAACGGTGGTAAAAACTTACCAATCTCTATACGCTCGTCGAATCTTTTCAACGTCTCTTCCAGCAGTTGTATATACGGATTAAATTGATCTGGCATACCTACCTGACGCATAGCTTGAATCATTTGCAAGTTCTGCATGATAATAGGCATCACCTCCACCCAACGCATTCTCTCAACGTTCTCGTCAGGCATTCCAGTGCTGCCGGCCTTTATAACAACATTAATATTTTTGTATAAATCTTTCTTGCCTTCCATTAACTGCGGCCAAAAAGCTCTTGGACCAGCTAATTCCATTACCATCTCAACAGACATCTCTTGCACTAATATCTCTAAACTGTATCTGGCTAGTTTGTGTAACCAACCCTCTACTTGATCAACTTTCTCCTGTATACGGGTTGCTAGTCCTTCGTTTTGAATATTAGCTTCTGTTGCTGTCTTGGCTCTCTGTATGCCACCTCTCTGCGCGTCACCTAGCCCACTGATCCATTCCATGTCAGAACGAATTGGAGCTGTATCGTATACAATAGGATTCATCGGTGGCGGAGCCGCTGGTTGAAATACGTTATTAACACCGGCGCCAGAAGCGTTGATAAGCGCTATCTCACCAATCTGTGCATTACTGAATACTTCTATATCTTCATAGTTTACACGGGAGGCGTCAGCAACAAAGAACGGAGCCGATAACTCTCTATGTTTTGCTTGCTGTGTTCTAATGGTGTTGTACTCATCTTGTAAGGCCATGAGTAATTCTGTATCGGCTATCGGCCATTCTTCTCCGTCTATCCAATTCAAACCAAGAATAAAATACGGGAAGAAGTCAGAACCTAACTTGTTTGGGTGGAAAGGTTCTTTGATCCAATCCGATCCGCCTTCGATCCAAGTGTACACCGTCTGTGTGGTGTTATCCCAGTATTCCCAAACGGCCAATGCAAGATTGACATCTTCGCTTTCTTCATAAGAATAACCAACCATGTCATCTTTTGTTAATCTGTTCTGTATACCCTTGGCGGTTCTTTTGTAGATAACGTAATTGCCAATTTGATTCTTAGTTAATTTAAAACGATCCATAGCATCGCTAGGTGTCATCCATGTAACGTTGGCCATCCACTTCGCTGACTCATAGTCTTGCAAGGAATCCAAAGAGGTATCCATGCGAAAGTCTTCAGGCCTTACAAAGCCCAAGTTCAACCCTTCGCGTTGCATAACATCAACTTCATTCTCAAGACCACCAATGATATCTGTTATCTCTTCAATTAACTCTTCCCTATCACCCTCGTAACTTCCTTCTTCTTGTAGACGTTTTATATCTTCTTGCATTCTAGCTAAACTATCTTGTGCGTCTTTTAATTGTCTACTAACCAATGGGTCGGTGAAGAAGTCTCTTTGATATGTTACTTTTACAATGCCAATTTTACTTGTCATGCAGGAGCGTAAAATCTGTTTTGCAATTCGTTTTAGATTAGCCTCTTCCAAGCAATGATTCAAAACTAACTCAGCAGTTTGCGCAAACAAATCACCAGGTCGGTAATCATAACCCTCTGGTTCCACCAACTTCTTAGAGCGAACCTTTATTTCAGGATTTTGAGCATATATGTGAGGCAGCAAACCCTGCAACGTAGCATGGATTAAATTACCTTTTATTAACCTACCACCCTCTTGCAATGCTTGAGTGCCAGTTAATACTGTAGAGTTACTATTGAGTCTGCCTAATGCATACCTTCTAGCATACGCGATTTGTTTGTACTGTGTCTTCCACTTAGTATACGAGAGTTCTACATTCTTTTGAAACTTACGAATCAACCCCTTTGAATCAGTGGGTATTCCGGGATTCAAACCAGAATCTGGTACGTTAATGATATCTAAGTCTGACATTATTAATCCCTATATAGTTCGTCTATTTTATCTAACCATTCCATCGTAAACCTTTTAGGTTTCTTTTGTTTTGGTTGCGGTTTTACTGTCCTTGCTCGCTTTAGCATCAACCCATATCTTGTCGCGTCAAAGAGGTGATCTTCCGCGCTCGTGTCAATATCCTCCACCCTCTTGGGGTCAGCAGGAAGCGAGGGTACCGTACGAAGCCAATGTTTACAAGTGCTGAAAACCTTAAGATTTTCGTTTGCCAAGCGGTCCACAATTTCCTGTAAACCCTGGATCCTAGACCCCGGACCTTTCGAGCTAGACTCCCACATAACACCATAATCAGCAAATACGTCTGCAACACTTTTACTGCGACCGTCACGCATGAAGATTGCAGAGTCTGCAACGTTGCTTTTAAACCTGATCTGCTTATCTCTCTCGCTTGCTTCAACATCATTGATTTCCCTTGCTATTTCTTCTATTGGTGATTCACTACCTTTGTTAGGCTTAGAGCTCCAATAAAGTTCTCTGTATATATAGATTATACCATCATAATCTTGCGCGAACCAGACACATCCAGCTGGCGACTTGTAACCATGATCATAAGCCTTCCAGCGTTTCCAGTGCAGTGGTATATCAAAAGGTTCTACAACATGCACCTTTGGATTCCACACACCCTCGAAGAAAGCGCCCGGCGCTATGTTCCAATCTCCGTCTAACCATGCTCTTACGAGCCATTCTGGTCCACTCTTTTTGATCCGGTCAATGTAACCCGGGTCGTTCTCCATCAGAGGAGTGTTATCTTGAATCTTAGACGGAATGAATATCGACTCCCCATCTTCGTTATCAATGTATCTTTCTTTTACCCAGTTATGCCCGGGTCCGCCTGGGTTAGCAGAAGCTCTGAACAGAACCGGCACACCGGCAGCAGAGCGCATGGTTGCCCCAAGCATGTCGATAGGTTCTGGCGAGGGCCAGTTACCGAGTTCGTCAAAGCCTAGGAAAGTTACAGAAAAACCCTGCAGCTTCATAGCATCAGCGTCTTCATCAAGATGTTTAAGTTGTAACACGGCACCGCTGGGCGAGACCCATTTTCTCTCACCGACCTTCCATTCCCAACCTTCTTGTACAAAGACGTACTGGCCTAACTTAATAAGCTCGCCCGTTTCTGGAAA